ATAAACTATATCTAAATATTTAAACTCTATATCATAATCAACATCTATATTAAACTCTTCACCAAAATGATTAGCCTTAACTATTACATCAAAAGTAATTTCATCGACATCTCTAAGTGATTTTATAACCACTTTAGGTTTCAATTTAGATTCAATTATTTCAGAGAATACCAATGCTCTATTAACCGTTGGGATTACTTTGAAATCGTTCTCCTCTAATATATACCCCAAAACCTTCATTTCGAAATTTTGAACGTAAAATCTTCTTCTATTAAAATCTGCCACTTGACTCTCATCTCCAATTGTCTCTAAATGAATTGGCATTGGATGACCATTAACCTTTACATAATATTGTCTTGATTGAAATGTTAATTGAGCTGTACGATTGAAAAGATTTAAATCTTTCATTCGACTACAAAATATTCTAACGTCATATGTGATATCTACCGAAGTAGGTTGTGGAATTTCATATATGTCAATGCCTTTTCTTCCACCTACAAATGTAGGTACTTTCATATGAGTATATAATTTATTACCCGGGATATTCCAGTTACCATTTTGATTAGTACCAACTTGAATGTCGGGATGTCTAACTATTGTAATAAATGGCATCTTAATATTCTTGAATTTATCTGATATATCCCAAGTTTTAGAGAATTCAGCCCATTTTTGAATTGTAAGGAAAAGTACGGGTACTTTCTTACCTTTGATTTCAATCTCAAGTATTTCATCTACAAATTCAATGAATGTCTCGTCAATATCTTCATAATAAATACTTTCAGGTAAATAACCCTTCTTATAGTCAATGTCATCTAAATAATCTTGACGTTGTTCGGGTCCAACCTTTTGTTTTATAAATTTTATATTTTTTTTATATCCTTGTGGCATTATATTTCATCTTTATCCATTGATTTAGAGTTATCAGTTTTAATTTCAGATACTCTAAGACTAGCCCTATTAATTGTGGGAATCCTCTCAAAATCGTCTTCATCTAATATATATCCTAATAATTTAAACTCAAACTGTTGAACGTAAAATCTTCTCTTATCGAAATCAAATTGACTCTCATCACCATTGGATTCAAAATGAATTGGCATTGGATGACCCTTAACATTTATATAAAATTGTCTAGAATTGAATGTTGTTTGCACTATTTTATGAAATTCATTCAAATCTTTCATCCTATTACAAAATAACCTAACTTCGTATGTGATATCTACTGAGGTAGGTTGTTGAATCTTGTAAGTATCAACTCCTTTTATACCACCTTCAAATGTAGGTACTTTTATGTATGTATATAATTTATGTCCCGGGATATTCCATATTCCAGCCTGATTTGTACCAACTTGAACGTCAGGTTGTCTAACGATAGTTACAAATGGCATCTTTATATTCTTGAATTTATCCGAAAATGCCCATGTTTTAGAGAATTCAGTCCATTTTTGAATTGTAAGAAATATTACGGGTACAGAGTCTCCGTTTATTTCAAATTCTAAATCTTCATTGACAAAATCTATAAATGAGCTATCCATATCTTCATATTCAACTCCTTTAGGTAAATACATACCTTTATAGTCAATATCATCTAAGTAGCTTTGACGTTGTTCGGGTCCAACCTTTTGTTTTATGAATTTCACATTCTTTTTAAATCCTTGTGGTAATGGCATTAGTCTATTTTTTAAATTCCGTTAAACTCATCTTCATTAGCAATAGTACATTGAATTGTTCTGAATGCACCTTTGTAACCCATGATTGTGTGTTTATTATTATAAAATTTTTCTCCAGCATTAGTAACACTAAAGTATATTATCTCTGTTTCGTCTATTGGATATCCAATATAGTCACCCAATGAAACGTCAACATTCATTTCTTCTAATTGTTGTTGAAATATTTCGAAGTTAAAATTCCCATCCTCTAAATATCTAAGACTAGAATCGTTGTATGTTAAATTTTCAGGTTCCTCTATGATTGGAACTACATATAACTCAACTGGTGGAAAGAAATTAATTTCATCAGCACTAGCTTCATTATAGATATCATCTGACTGTGTAGTACTCCTATCTACACGATATAATATAACTGTAAAATTCCCATCTCCCTCAATTGCTTCACGACCCATATCAATTTCTAATTCGAAATCTTCTTCAGAAAACCATTTGTTGATTCTTTTGATTGGTATCTTTCTTTCACTTTTACTCATAATTTGTCTTTAGTTATAAATATTTCATATTATATAAATAGTTCATCAGACTTGACTTTTATTAAAAAAATGTGTATATTTAATATCTAGGATATATCCTAGATATTTAAAGGAGAGAAAATTTGATAGATTTAAGTGAAATAAAAGCCAGAGGCGCAATTACATTATTGGAAAAATATAGTGGAAAAAATCCGTACCTAAAGAAATTGAGAACTCAATTATCTGACAAAGGTAAGGTAAAACTAACCGAAGGTCAAGTGAAATACATAAATGACTTCCATGAGACGGAACCATTACTAATAAATAAGGTACTACCAATTAGTACTTTCTTAGGTGAATCCCTAAAAGAAAAGTACAACCTAACTTTCATACCTGAACGTATATTGATTAACTTTATATTGGCAGACCAAGAGAAAACATACCACATATACGGTAAGTTGAAACAAAATCAAGAGAAAGCTGAAATGTACTTCTTACCCAAAACACAAGTTCTAGACGACCCTTACTTCACCAATTGTGATGTAACTGTTGATTGGGATAAGTATGCTGATTTGGATAATAAAGGTCGTACACCATACGAACATCAAAAAAGTGGTATCGAATTCTTATTATGTAGGGATGGCGCTATTTTAGCTGATGATATGGGATTAGGTAAAACATATCAATCGATTGTTGCAGCTTTAGAAAGTGGAGTAAAAAAGGTATTAATCGTCTGTCCTTCAAGTATGAAGATTACATGGCAACGTGAAATAGAATGCTTTGGTGAAGAGGCTATAATCATTAGTGGTAGTAGATGGCCAACCTATTTACCTAAATTTACTATAATAAATTTTGATATATTAAGAAATTTTCATACAATAGGTAACCCAACTAAAGATGATAATGGTAATCCTAATCCTCACTTTAGAAATCTAGTTGACCAAGGTTATGATTTAATCATTATTGATGAAGCGCATAAAGTTAAGGACCATAAATCACAAAGAGGACAAATTGTAAATGAAATTACATTGGATTATGGAATAGTTAAGGCTTGGTTATTAACAGGTACACCAATTGCTAATAGACCAATGGACTTTTATAACCTATTGAATATTATTGGGGCAAAGGTTGCTGATAATTGGAAGTTCTTTGCGCAAAGATATTGTGATGGTAAGAGATTCTATAAAAAACTTAAAAATGGTAAGACTAGACAAATTTGGATAACCAAAGGAGCATCCAATTTAGATGAACTATCAATTAGAACTAGGAATATCTTACTTAGACGATTAAAATCTGAAGTATTAGATATGCCCGATAAGACTATAACAACTCTTTACCACAATTTAAGTAAAAGAGGGGTAAAAGAGTATGAAGGTCTTTGGGATGACTATATCGAGAAGAGAGCTGAAGAGGGTAAACGTAAAATTGGTGAATTACATAAAGATATCGTAGAATTGGGTCTTTTAAGGAAATTTGTAGCCATGGAATCAATTCCATATACGGTAGAATTAGCCCAAGATGCCATTGCACAAGGCCAAAAAGTGGTCATTTTTACCACTTTTACCGATGAATTGGAAGAAATAGCCGATAATTTCGGTAAAGAGTGTGTCATACACAATGGTAAGATGTCTATGAAAGATAAACAAAAATCTGTAGATAACTTCCAAGAATCCCCAAGTGTTAAGGTATTCGTAGGTAATATTATGTCTGCTGGGGTAGGTATTACTCTAACTGAAGGAACTGTGGTTATATTCAACTCATTTGATTGGGTTCCGGGTAATAATGAACAGGCTGAAGATAGGTGCTATAGAATTGGACAAGATAATAACGTTTCAATTTATTATCAATTATTTAAGAATACAGTATCAATACCAATGTGGTATACGATAATGAATAAAATGGAAGTTATTAATCAAATTATCGGAAATGGTGGTGAGGATGCTGAACGATTAAAAACTCTATTAGACGAATTAGAAGAAAATGGATTAACATTATGATAGAAGAAAAAGAAATAAGGGTATATAGTAGCAAAGAGTGTAGTTATTGTACTAAATTAAAAAAAGGGTTAAATGAGGCCAAGTTGAATTATATTGATATTGATGTTGATGACCCTGATAATAGTGAAGAAGTTAATCACATATATTGGTTGGCTGGTGAAGAAGTAATACCGTTAATTGCTATTAAACCCCACTTACTAGTTCCAAAGAATAGTTTTAATACAATTGATGAAGCACTGGAATTAATAAAAACTTTAATGAAATAATTCATATTTATAATAAAAGAATCAATGAATTTTTATATAAACAAAGGAGCAACACTTCCAATCTTAAAAATGGAACTAATTAATGATGGACGAAACGATGAAGGAGACTTCTACGATGACTTACAAAATTCTGTAATTACCTTCTGTATGGAAGATACTAGTACAGGTGTTAAAAGAATCGGTAATAAGACCGCATTATGTATACTTAAAGAACCTACAATTGATTCTGAAGGTGAAGAATACTATATCGGATACCAATTTAGTGAAAAGGAAACCAAAAAAACGGGTAGTTTTGTTGGTGAGTTCACTATAGTATTCAACGATGGTTCAGGTAAATTGATTGTTCCAATCAAAGATGAATTATTCATTCACATCCTTGAGAATTAATTCTCTAATATAGGTTGATACATTAATATCCTTTTTTACTAATTGTTTTGATATTTTCATAAATGTTGAATCATTAACTCTAAATTGAATTAGATTATCTTTATTTTTTTTCTTTTTAGGTTTTTCAGATGCCACAAATTCAGCATATATTTCTCGTTTAATGATACGTTCATCAAAATTGTAACACTTCTTCATTTCCTCAAGCCACTCATCATTATTAAATCTAGGATTATCAAGATAATTCATAGAATGTTCAACGAATAACGTTTCATCCTTTATCGCACTTTCATATATACTATGAAAATAATCAATATCATTAGGTGTGGAAGTAATAATTAATTTAACTTTAGAGCTTAGTCTACCAGTATCAAGAGCATTACGAATCATAGTTAAAATTCTTTCCAAATCTTTTACGAATGCAGCTTCATCAATTATTATCATATTAACATTTTTCATTTCAACACTAGTAAAACTATTAAATGTAGAAAATATCTTAACACTATTATTACTAAATGGCTTAACCAATTCAGAACTATTATTAGTTATAAACTCAGAATGTCCATTTTCAAATTCATTAGTATTACTCCTAATTAAATCAATAAATCTTTTACCCATATCTAGTGAACTTGCTACATAAAATATTTTATTAAGTTGTGAGTCATTATTTAATAAAAACCAAGAACTATAAGTACTTAATAATGTTGTCATATGCATTTGTCTAGATTTTTTAATGACAACATGTTGATTATTTACTATTTTATTCATTAATTCTCTTTCAAAATCAAAGTATTCTAATTTACCATATATACCACTTTTAATGTGGTCATGACCATATTTGTGGTTATCTAAAAATTCATGTATATCCATAATGTATTACAAAGTTAATTGTTTGTATTACAAATAAATATAACTAAAGTATTGAAAAGACCAACGTTAGGTAAAATATTTTCCTTAAAAAAACTTTTATTTACGGATAATTAGTAGTATTTTTGCATAAACACGAAAGATAAAATGATAAGTAAGGAAAAGATTGTTAAATTCTTAGAGGGAAGAAGCCCTAAGAAATATATAGTAAGTATTGAAGTACCTTATGGTAAAAATGAAGCATCACTTATAATAAATGACCCTAATCCAAAATTAGGTAAATATATCTCCAAAGATAAGTTTAATTCATTTATTTGGTTCAAAGAAGAAGCCACTAAACACATGTACGGAGGTAGTCGTACTAAGATAGCCAAAGCATGTGAAAGATACAAAATTAAAATAACCAAATTAAAAACTACTGATAAAAATGGTAAGGGGATTACAAGAATGGTTAATGGATATAAATTCATTGCCAAATGTGATGGTTCATACACTAATCTATTACAGTTCTTTAAAGATGGTGGTATTGATGTGTATAAAGAACCATATAGAAGAATGTTTATGACATTATCTCCAATTGAACAACATATGATTGCATCTGGTAGACGTTTATTCAAAGGAATGGATGATTATAACGATACACATAGAGTTCAGTTTGACCTTGAGACAACCGGATTAAATGCACGAGGAAGTCAATTAACCAACGATGAATTTACTGAAGCAATGGATAAATTAGTTGACCCAGCAAATGCTGAAGACTTAACTAAATTATATGAATTCGATAGTGTAGGTAAACCAATTAGACATAAAGATGCTGAAATATTTCAAATAGGAATTAAAGATAATCGTGGTTTTGAGACAATTATTGAAGTAACAGGAGATACTTTATCTGAAAGAAGAAATAATGAGGGTAGAGCAATTCTTCAATTCTTCGATATTATTGATAAATTAAAACCTGACATTATTGTTGGGTACAATTCAGAATTCTTTGACTGGACATTCTTCGAGTTAAGATGTCAAGCATTAAATCTTAATATTGAAGTTCTAGCTAGAACTTTAGATAAAACAGGATACCACAAATTCAAAAGAGTTGATAAAAGTATCAAATTAGGTGGTGAACAAGAAAATTATCGTCAAACTACTATGTGGGGTTACAATATTGTAGATGCATCACATGCGGTTCGTAGAGCTAAAGCAATTAATTCAAATATAAAGGGTTGGGGATTGAAATATATCACTAAACAATCTAAATTGAATAAAAAGAACCGAGTTTATGTTGAAGGTAATAAAATCTATTCCACATGGGCTGATTTAGAGACTTCTTACGCATTTAATGATGAAGATGGCTCATACTATAAGATAAGTGAAGAAAAACCATTAGAAGACGGCTATAGGCTTTGTATGGGGTCTGAGATTGTTAGACGATACCTACTTGATGACCTTTGGGAAACTGAACAAGTGGATGGTGTATTTAATCAAGCATCTTTCTTATTATCTAAGATTATTCCAACAGGTTACATGCGTTCAACAACGATGGGTACTGCTGGTATTTGGAAGTTGATTATGGCTGCTTGGTCATATGAAAAAAACCTTGCAATTCCTGATGTTATGCCACAAAGAACCTTTACTGGTGGATTATCTAGATTATTAGAGGTTGGTTTTGCTGAAAATGTAGCAAAACTGGATTATGCTGCTCTATATCCAAATATTGAGATTACTTGGGGTATTTTCCCTGATTTAGACATTACTGGTGTAATGGCGGGTATGTTATTATATATTGCAGACACTAGGGATGAGTATAAAGGTCTTATGAACGAGGCTAAAGATATGGTAGATAAATTAGAAATCGCAATAGCCGATGGAAAAGGTGTAGTATCAGAAGAAGATTTGAATTTACTCAAGGAAGAGTTGGAAAGACAAAAAGCATTGGCGAGTATGTATGATAAGAAGCAACTACCAATTAAAATTCTTGGTAACTCATTCTTTGGGTCATTGGGTGCGCCTCATATCTTTCCATGGGGAGATGTTGATTGTGCTGAAGAGACAACATGTAGAGGTAGACAATATTTACGACTAATGGTGCATTATTTTGTTGAAAAAGGTTTCAGACCACTTGTAGGTGATACGGATGGATTTAACTTTGCTATACCTGATAGTGCCAAAGATTACAAATACATTGTAAAAGGTAATCATAGGTTTACAGAGGAAAGAACAGGTCAAGAAAGTACAGGATTACAAGGGATAGTAGATGAATTTAACGATTTATTTATGATTGGTCGAATGGGACTAGATATTGATGATATTTGCTCTTCAACTATCAACTTTTCAAGAAAAAACTATGGAAACTTGATAAAAGGTAAGGTAAAATTGGTTGGAAATACAATAAAATCGTCTAAAATGCCGATATATATTGAAGAATTCTTAGCTGAGGCTATAAAACACCTATTGAATGGTGAGGGATATGAATTTATCCAATTATATAATGAAACTGTGGAGAAAATCTATAATTTCCAAATTCCTTTAGTTAAAATAGCATCTAAAGCCAATATTAAGCAAACAATATCTCAATATAATGCTGATATGAAGACTAAAACCAAAGCGGGTAATTTCAAAGCTAAAAAAGCTCATATGGAGTTATTAATTAATGCGGGTCTTAAACCTAGTTTAGGTGAAACTGTATATTATGTAAATACTGGTACGGTTAAGTCTCATGGTGATTGTAAAGTGATAACTAATAAGGAAACTGGAGAAAGAACAGTTCAATTGATGTCTAAATTGATATCAGCTGAGCAAATAGAAGAGAATCCTGAGTTAACAACTGATGAGTATAACGTTCCTAAATATTTAGAGGCGTTAAATAAAAGGATTACTAAATTGTTGGTATGTTTTGACCCTGAGATTAGAGGTAAAATATTAATCAATATGGTTAAGAATAAGAAAACTAAACAAATGGAGTTAACAGAAGTATATGCATTTACTAGAAGTCAATGTAAAATGCATAGTGGTACTCCTGATAGTGAGGGTGACCAAGATACTATGGAAGCATTAATGACCATGGAAGATAAGGAAATTGATTTTTGGATTAGAGTTGATAAAATCCCTAATAATATTGAAGATATTAATATGGATTGGAATGCTGTTAAAGTGGATTACATTGAGAGAAAAAGAATTGAAAAGATTGAGAGTAAGAAACATGAGAAAATTAAAATTATTCAAATCTTAAAAATGTTAGAAACTCATGAAATAGATGAAATAAGAAGTACTAACTTATTACCAGCAGAATTAGATAGTTATGCGCATTTAAATGTGCATGATGATGATGATGGTAAACCAATGATTTATTTAACATCTAATAAATGGGGTAATGATTTTGTTGATTATAATCAAATGTTCGTATATGAAACTTGGGCGATACAAAGACAAAAATTCTATGAATCAATAGAAGATGAAACTCAAATGAATTTTGGGGGGTGGTTAATGAGTGTTTGGAATGATGCTTTAGAGAGTAGTGATTTTGCTAAAGCGGATAAAATCAAAAATGAATTAATATCATTTGGATATGAAGTGGAAGATAAAGAAGAAGAGGTTGATAAACAACAATCTTAAAATGAAAAAGGAGCGCATTGCGCTCCTTTTTTGTATTAATGGATAAAGAATCCCATAGGTCTATATTGTAAATGTTTATTTAAATATTCGGCTTCATTTGCAGCTCTTTCTAATTGCTGTTCACTACCTAATCTAAGTAATCTTTCATCTAATCTTTCTAATGCAGCTCTACGCTCTTCATTACCTTCACTTACCAAGGTTTCATAATCCATAGTTCTTTCGGCTTGTGGGGGTCCTACGATACCGCTGAATTTACCTCTAACTCTACCCAAAGCATTTTTTGCTTGAGCGACAAATAACTGTCTTATTAGAGTTTTTGTTGGAGGGTTGAAATCCGCAAATGATAATTCAGCTAATGGTACTTCATTTGGCATTGTAATAATATCTGAATTTAACTCTCTACATTTTTCTATATCTTCTGGCTTAATACCAACATCATAGTAATGATACCAAACCTTACAACCTTGTAATCCTACCGCTGTTGGTCCTGCACCAGCACCCGCACCAGCACCTACTCCCGCACCACCGAATGATAATCTAGAACCCGGAGTTGAGAATAAATGTAATAATCTAGTCCCATCAGGCCCAGCAGTTATTTTATAAACCAATTCACTCCTAAGCATTCTATTTTTCATGTTGAAATCTTGAGCAGTTAATAGTACATCAAAGGCTGGAGCAACATAATATCCACTACCCGCACCCGCACCTGAAGCACCGTTTGCTGAATGACCAATACCCATTTGTGCAAAACCACCACCATAACCAGCATCAAATCCACCATAATTGGCGAAAAGAGCTGCATCCGTAGTTGGTGGAGTCATCCATAAAACTTCGTTGACCTCTCTACCAGCTGGGATAACATAAACTTGTCTTCCAGCTTCAACTTCCACGTAATCTTTTTTAAGTTCCCATGGTCCTCTTGCTTGTAAACCTACTTGTTTTGAGTATGCATAGGTTTGTTGTGTTACATAATCTAAATCACGTACACTCATAGCAAATGCCATATCAGTAGTGTCAGTATGTTTACCGAATACTGATTGCCATTGATGTTCTATAAGCCATTCTTGAACATACATAGCATAATCCTCAGTTGCCATCTCTAAAAAAACTGATAACATTTCGTCAGTTAACTCAATTTTTCTTAGTGGAGCACCTAACGAATATCTTAGTTGTTTAAATATTTTTTCTTTATCTTTATTATCTACTGCCATAATTATTCGTTATTTATACGTTTTAGTTGTTCTTTAATTAGTTTGAACTCTTCTTTTATTTGATACATTTGGTCAGCATTTAATAGATTTATAGAATCAGTGAATTTTCTTGCTTTAATTTCTTCAATCAATGTTGAATCTCGTTTAGCTCTTGATTTAATCGCTGACTCATTATTTTCAATAGTTCTTACATTAGCAATACTATCTAAAATACGAGTCCTTTGTTCTTCTAATGCTGTTGGCTTTTCTTTCATCCATTTTTCAGTTTCATATTTTATTTCCTTATCAGAAAATAATCTATTCTCAATTTCTTTATCAGAA